CTAGATCTGTTTGTGGTTCGACCAGTACCACCTGAATTTAGAGAGGTGGAGATGCTTGGGTGGATAAACCACGACGAAGCATGGGAACTAGGAGAACCATCGGGTTATGATGCGGACAACACCCGTGTTATAGCCCCCGACTTTTTAAGGGCGGTAACAGAATATGGCGGGGAAACAACGCGAGTTCCCGACTGATCCGACAGATGCGTGGCAAGAAGGTAAGGTACAGTTCGGGGCTAGACAAAAACTTCATCCAACCAGACCAATGACAGAAATAGAAGCATTAATGCAAACGGCACCATCCGGTTATGAACCTTTAATGCCTTTAGAAACCACTCTTCAACTCAAAGAAGTGTTAGCAGACGCTATAGATAAACTATCCCCATTGGAGAAATGGATAGCGGAAAGACTTTTCATAGAAGGAATGTCTCTACGAAAAGCAGGAGCAGTCTTAGGGATACCTAAAACATCGTTAGCGCGCAGACGTGACGTTATAAGACGTAAACTGGTAATACACCTAGCGCAAGAACCAAAAGTAATAGATTGGTTCAAAGATAGAAAAAAATCAATCAGTTTCGGGGACGAGACATTGCCGGATCAACCCCATTAAAGAAGTAGCCCAAGCAGCGAAAGCAAACTGAGCCTCTTCAATGCCGTCAACACCGGCTTGGAAAGCAGCGAGCAAAGCCTCTGCTTCTGTCTCATCGAATACGAGCAGCAAACCCAACAACCCTTCACCGGACCACTTGGCGTGAGTCCCATCAAAAGAATCAAACAGGTGTGCGGACGATTCTAACTCCCGGTAAATTTCTTCTTGAATAGACGTACCTTGCTGCTCTAAGAATAATTCCCATTTAGCGTCAAGGTCCGTGTCATCCATTATTGTTTCGCTACCTTGTCCTTCACAAAGGTTTTCATTACTGATACAGCCGCTGCTAAACCAGCAACACCCGCACCCTTTGCTGATGAAAGGTCAGCAACAACAAAGACACCTAGAAATGCTTGCGCGAAAGTCCACGCTGCACGTTCTAACATGTCAACCATATTCTTCAATTTCTTTTCCTTTTGTTAGATTTCCTCGCATTATCGTATGCGATGGCGGCAGCCTGATCACGTTTATAACCTTCCGAAATCAATTTGCCTATATTACGACTAATAGTCGCCCGATCAGAACCTCTTGCTAAAGGCATGATCAGTACCTAGGGCGTGGTCTTTTCTTACGCGCCATTAATCGTTCTCGTCGAACTTAGCCCGCATACCGTTACCCATTCGTAACATAGCGTCACCAGTTAACGTACCTAAATTAGCAGTAGGGCGAGTAACATTATCAACTAATATTTCCCCTGTTTTAACTAAACTAGGAGATGTTCCATCTAAATTGTGTGGCATCATAACCTACTTTCCGAAAGGGCGACCACCCTGATTGGCGTTGCCCAAATTAGTTCCCCGCAAATACGCTGCGGCTTTCTTAGCCTTCTGACTCATATCCCACATATTAAACGAGGACGTAGAGTTGTAAGGCTGATCATCCTGCGACCCAAATGTTTCTTGGAACGAAGGACCATATCCTTTACCTTTTGGCATAATATTTTTCCTTATTGTATAAACAGGCAGCCGAACGTGTCACCGTTCACCACACCTGTAACCTTCAAAAAACCCTGTGTCTCTTGAAACTCTCTGACAGCGGACACGGTTTTCTTACCGAAAATCCCATCAACAGGACCCGGATTGAAACCACGCTCCGCTAACTTTCCCTGCACTAAACGCACAGGTAAACCTCTACTACGAGAAGGACGAGACAAAGGAGTCTTCTTAACCTGCTCATGTAAATCTTTGAAAAACTGGATTATCGCAGCCCAATCAACAGACTCAGGTGCCTCCACGACACCCATGCCTCCCTCAACCCAGTCACCTAAAATGTCACCCGGACACGTCGTATACCCTTCACGACTCTTCTTACGATGCGTCGAAACCCAAAGCCCTCTACCGAAGTGAGACTCAGCGGCATCAATAACTGTTTGTAAAGCACGTAAAGCATTGTCGTGAGGCTTATCAAAACCCCAGCCAGTAAAGCACACGCTGATTGAACGACTGTTCCAACCTTTAGTTCCCGCTCCACGGTTATCCCAACCTCGTCCCTCAAAAATAGTGCCGCTCTCATCAACAAGCCAGTTGTACCCAACACCATCCCAGCCTTTACCCATGTGATGACGCTCAAAAGCCTTAACAGCAGCCGAACCTTTAGGTCCGTTCTGCACACCAGAATGATGAATAACAACACCCTGAACTCTTGCCTTGTTTAACTTGTCGAACTTTCCTTTAGGTGGAGGTTTAGCCCCCCACTCTTTTCTGGAAACATACTTCATACTCATAAGCCCCTTTTGTCCCGTTGCGTACAACCAGCCTAGATTATAGGACGGTTCCAATCACGTCTTTTACGACGCTCCTCAGATTTTCTAATCTGTTCCCTTATCCTCTGAGAACGCTGCCTTCGAGGAGTATTAATTTTTATACTCAAACCAGCACCAGTAGACAAAGCAGTCTGTAACCAAGTGTCTTGAGTTCTAGCATCCTCTGGGATCATACGCCTTAACCGTCCAATAAACGGTAACATTCCTTCAATGACTCCCAATTTTTTATCATTAATAAGCCACTCTCCTCTTCTATTTTGTTTAGCCCAACCCAAAGCCTTAGCCGCTTCTTTCAACCCCGGAATCACCCGCAAAGGAGCAGGTAAAGCAACAGGCTTATCCTGATAAGGGATACCAGCAAACACTTTTTTCTCAGCCCAATACTCAATAGGTACTTTCACAAAAGGAGTAGCCGAAGAAGCAAGTTGTTCCAACACACGCTTACCACCCTCAGCAGTCGGATCCATCCTGATCAAATCCTGCAAAGGTAAATCAGGAGTGAAATAAGTAACAGAATCACCTATTTTGAAAGGCAATTTGAAACCATAAGGTTCCAACATGTAATCTGCCACATTTTTGTCCTCAAACGATTCCGACTCCATGTTGCGACGCAAAGCCATCATCTTGTTAAACTTCGCTGGGTTCTGAGCGAGGAAAGAAATCTGCAACGGAAGGTTGTTTCTTGTCCAAGTGTAAAAAGGAATAAACCTTTTAGCAATGTTGCTTTCAGCGCCAGACAATTTACTGTAATCAAAATGTAACCTGAAGATTTCATCAACAGCCTCATCAAGATTACGCCCCACTCTCATAGAATGTAAACCAGTTCCTAAACGCATAGCCGACTCAGCAATACTATTAGCGTTACGGACACCAGAGAACAAAAAGAAACCAGCATCTAAAGGATTCACACGAATGTTCGCACTCCTATAATTAGCAGGAACACCACCTTGTCCTACACTTTTTTTAGTTCCTACCACATAATCAAACCAAGAAGACTTACCCATCTTAATATCAACCGAAGAAGTAGCCTGACCACCACCATGAGCGTTCAACTGAACCAACTGCAAAGCATTACGGAACTCGATATCTTCAGGATTATTCGCCACTAACTTTCTTAAACCCGCCTCCAAATTACCGTCACCCTGATTCATAGCCTGAGTGATAAGCCTTATAGTACGGAAAGTTTCATCAATAGGAATGTCCGCAAACCACATGTTAGCCATACCACCCATGATGTTTCTCATAACAAAACCCGGAGTAGCAACCATCTGTGCTTTCATCCAGTTATGAACCCTGTCATACGCTTTCAACCAAGATTTAACTTCACCAATATCATTCATCTTCTGAGAAGCAAGCATCGCTAAATGAAAATCGTCCTGATCAACGTTACTGCCACTCGCTAAACGCCAATTACCCCACTGTTGATCACCGCTGGATTTCCACAAATTCTGTATCTGTTCAGGAGTAACATCCTTTACTTCAAGTTTTCCACCTAAATCATTTAAGTTACCTACTAACCTGTCGGCAAAAGCATCTCTGGCTTCAGACACAGTAGGTCCAACAAAATCAGGACCACCCAGTAATTGTTGTTCAATATAATTACGTTGAGCGCTTATCTGAAGAATCTGCTCCTTACGTTGCAAAAGTTCATAAGCCAAAGTGTTCTGCAACACTTCAGGAGTAGCCGCCATCTCAGCCTGAATACGTGCAAGATTAGCAGCCAGATCATCACTAGCCGCTTCAAAAGAACTAACAATGTTTTCTGTAGCCAAAAAATTAGCCCGTGAAGTACCCACACCCTTAGCACGATTCAACTGGTCATAACGTTCAATCAAAGCACTAGCATCAATCAACTCATCTTGAGTCCACGCTTGATTCAACCACGGTTGCCTACTGTTAGCCAACACCCCATTAACATCCTCCCAAAAATTAGGACTACGAGGAGAAGGTAAAGGATTAACAGATCTCATAACTATTTCCACAGCGTCAGGCTGAGGTGTACCCAAAAAAGGTCTTTCAACAGGTCGAGCAGTAACACGATCTATAAGAGCCTGCCCTACAGGATTAGCCTGATCAATAGACTGACCAGCATCTTGCATCACCTTATTAGTAGCATTTCTTAAAGCATTAGGAGTTACCTGTTCACCTTCCAACAAAAGCCTAGGTGTAAACATGCGTTGTATCTTTTCACCAACTTCAGTTCCAAAAACTTGACCTGCTTCATCAGATAAACGAGTACCAACAGCCGCTAAACGTTGACTAATCTCCTGTGCAGACAACTCATACCCATTAGTTAAAGTCGATAAATGGAGTACATCCTCCAACTCACCTATATCAGCCATCGTTTTATTAAACTTGTTAAGAATCCTATTAGCCTGTTGAGACAAACCTTTAACAGAAGGTTGACTAGTTAAACGGTTATCCACACCCTCTCTCGCCAACCTCAACGACTCACTCATCCTTTCAAAAGCGACAACCGTTTCATCCATTTCCATACCCTGATCAATAAGATTCCTTAAATGAGGTATAAGTTCATCATCAATAAATTTTTGAGAATCAACCATGTCATTACGCAAACTCAAAAGATTATCCACAATTTTTCCACTGTTAGGCATCTGACTTAACGCTTGTATCAATTCCCCAAACTTCTTAGTACCAGTTTTAACAAGATCATGTCGAGCAGTTAACTTAGTTAAATCACCAAGAATAGGACCTATCTGTCTAATAGCATCAATAGCAAACGCTTCAGGGCTTTCCAACCTTCTAGCCGCATCAAAAGCACCAGCAGATTCTTCCAAATCAGCAGCCCTTAAAGCATCTTCACGACTACCAACCTTCAAACCCATTATTAATTCAAGTTCATCTTCCAACTGAAGCAACTCAGTTTCTAAATCAGCACCCTCACCTAAAGCCTCAACTGCTTCCTTAACAGCCTTCTCAACTCTTGCTTTAACTGCCTTACCTTCAGGTCCCAATCCATCAAAAAACTTTTCAATATCCGCAGCATCAACATCGTCACCCACCGCTACACCTATACGCTGCAACGCCTCAACAACATTAAGATTTGCTATTTCCTCACTAGACAAATTCGCTAACTCATCTAAACTTTTAGCAGCAGCATCATCAAGAGTTCTTAACGTGTCCGCATACTGTTTCAACGTGTCAGCATTAACAATAATTCCCTGTTTAGCAAGATACTCTTCCAAACCTCTCAAACGAGCATCCCTGCCTGTACGCCTCAAATAAGAATCTTCCCTCAAACCATAACTCTGAGGAAATAAAGAATCCCCCTCATCCAACCAGCCCGCCTCTTTAAAAGCAGCATCTATCTGTTCAGGAACACTACGCCCCTGCGTATCCCAATAAGGCTCATTTTTGTTATTACGCATATTGAAAGCATCTTGTCGTGCTTTTCTTTCAGCAGCATCAATAGGAACCTGCTCAGTTTTAGAAACAAGATTCCCCTCACCATCAACATACTGCCTGACGCTACGTTTCGTAGTCGCATTAGGATCTTGAGGAAAAGAACGCTTCAACTCGACTTCTCTAATAACCCCAGTGTTCTTATCAGGAATCCTTAAAACAAAACCCTGCTCTATAACCCACTCACCAGCCTCATTCTGAACCACAGCAGAAGGAGTCAACACACGATTCTGCATATTACTAGCAATAATACGACCCTTAACATCCTGACTATTAGCAGCCCTAGTCAACAACTCACCCGTATCATCATTAAGAGCCTTAAAAAGACTTTCAACATTACCCTTATTGTCAGCAGGTAAACGCTTCAAAATATCAAAAGCATTACTCACAAGATAGTGAGGGGTGTAACCACCATACCTTTGCAACGTGCTATCAGCCTGATTAACAAACTTACTGGTAACCCCCTGAGCAACCTCCTCAGCACTGTTACCATACAACGAAGGGCTGATAAGTCGAGAAATGTCATTAGCAGCCACATACTGATCGTGGTGACCTAAAATTATTTTACCAATCTGCTCCAAAGACATTTTGTTATCAAACTGTGCCAACACATTGTCCGCAAAACCCGGACCCGCTACCCTATCAATAGCCTCAGCGGGATCAACACCCCGTCTAACAGCATCCATAATAGTGTCACCCAACTCAGGTGACAAAGCAGTGGTTCTTTCCAACGTGTCCATACCAATATTACGAGGCAAATCAGGATCTAACTTGACTGCTTTAATAAAAGCCTTACGATCTTTAAACCCTTCATCCTGAATAAAGTTTTGTTTACCACTCCCACGGTTATAACCTTTTCTAAGAGTGTTACCTAAAATAACGTCATTAGGATCTTTAGAACGAGTCAACCTGTTAACAACCATAGATTCAGGGTCAGTAAAAACCCTACTGAAACGTTCACCCATTTTAGAAGAAGCAAGTTTTTCCCAACCCTGATTAGGACTTGACATTATCCCAGCAACAACCCCACCCTTACCAAGCCTGCTTAAACCTAATATATTGCTTTCAACAGGCATTTTTGCAGCGCGAGCCAATATCTGTCGCGCCTCATCAGGAATGTTCTTATCCATTTTACGGTAAGTTTTTTTCCTACCTGCTTCTTTAACAAGTTTACCCACCGCTTCATCAGAAGTTTTATACCCCTGTGAAGCAAGCATGTCATCTAAAGATGTTCTATAAAATTGTGGTATTTTTTTAGCACGTCTAGTAGCCAAACCCGGAGCGTCTCTAGTTAACCGACCTAGAAGAGGACCCGTTCCCGGCGCTCTCATTCTTAAACCTGTTTTTATACCCAAATCTTCAACAAGTTTTTCACCAACATCCCCGTGATCACGAATCAATTTAGTTCTTGCTCTGGAAACACTGCCGCCTTTCCCACCAGCCGCAGTAATAGCATCACCTAAAGCATCCATCTGTTGTTGTTCCAACGCTGTTTTCTTAGTTATTTTTTGTAATCTACCAAACTCACCAGCAAGATCATCTGCTAAACCTTTACCACCCCTAGCGCGAGCGTACACCCCAAGACCACCAGCGTAAGTTAAAGGATCTAAAGCAACATCGCCGACAAAACCAACGATACGATTACCCCACTTGCCAAGATCAATTCCTTCTTCACGAATAAAATCACCAAAACCATAATGGTTCTTAGTTTGATTTATAAAATCACCGAAACTAAAACCTTCGCCTTGAAAAGCATCAGTCACTTCTTTAGCCGCAGAAGTAACCAAAGCGCGTGGGAGATCAATGACACTTAAAACTTTTCCAAATAAACCACTGATACCACCGCCACCGGATTTTTGCACAGGTGCGACAGTGCTTCCACGCGAAAGAGCCTTCTTTAAAGCATCATTAGTTTTAGAAGAGTACGTCGTTTGCGTAGGTATAGACGTGCCTTTATTTTTTATTGCTTTTAATAGATCATCAGGGGTGGGTACAGTCATGGCTTACCTCCCATATTGGGAAGGTTCGTATTCGCCCGCTTCATACCTTTGTCTATTTTCAATATTATTGGCAATTTGGAAAGTTAACCATTGAGATTCTGCAATGATCTCATCAGCGGTCATACCAGCGTACGCTCCTTTACCGGCTTTAGATCGTAAAGTAGTTTCATCCCACCCTTTGTCATAATCTTTTGCTCTTGTTTTCACATTAGGAGTAATTTCCATATCCATATACTGATTAATGTCTATCGTTTCAGGAGGAGTAAATGTAGGTTCCGTAGTGGTTTCGGCTGTAGGTTCAGTTGTAGTTGTGGTTGTTGTTTCTGCCGCAGCAGCGTCTGCAATAGCCTCTTCCTCAGTGCCTAAATCTTGGGCTAATAACGCAGTAAGAATATCACCTCTGCCTAATTCCGCTAAAGCAAACTGTATATTTTCATTAGTAAGCGCACTTTGACCATAACTATCCATTTTGTCTCTAATTTGCTCTATTAACTGCACAACCTCTGCTTGGTCAAAATCAGGGTTCATAGCCAAATTGCTTATAGCATTAGCCAAATAACCTTTTTGTAAACCACCGCCCTCGGCTCCCAATCTTGCCATTCCATAAGCCTGATCCCAAGCCAACTCATCAGTAGCCAATTTTTCTGCAGCAGTTTGAGCCGCCTGATCCAAAGCAAGTTCTTGTGTAGCCAACTCCATTTTTTGTCTATCAAGTTCTCTCTGGTCTAATGTTTGTTCTCTATACTGAGCCGCATCTTGATTCAATTTCTGCCATGCTATTGCGTCATCTAACGCAGCAAGATCACGGCTCAACAAATCTTTTTCACCAGCGATAAGTTCCCTAGAAGCAATATCAGCCGCAGCCATACCCTCTCTAGAAGTAATATCAGCCTCAGACAACTCTCTACGCAACGCACGATCCAACGCTGCCTCAGCAGCAGCAGCCTCCGCAGCATCCCTAGCAGCCTGCATACCGCCAACATCAACACCCGCATACTGACCAGCAGCAAACGTTTGAGGATCAACACCCAAAAACTCAGCCAACTGCAACCCTTGCAACGCAGTCTCATCAGCCAACTTCAATTCATCAATCGCATCCAACCGTGCGCCCGCACCCATATCACGTTCCTGAGACAACAAATCCTGAGCATAACCACCGAAAATACCGCCACCAAACTGCGGGCGACCAGCCTCATCCAAAATAAGATTACCGTCAACGTCACGCATAACAGTGCCGCCCATCATACGCAACGCATCATCACTCATACCACCGATACGCCCAATAGCAGCCAAATAATCCTGATTCTCAGCACCAGCACCCTGTAAAATAGCGTTAGCCATAGCGAAATCTTCCGCCGCTAAATTCTGATCAACGTCCGCAAACAAATCTGCTCTCAACTGTGCAGCCTGCGCCTGCCTTTGAGCCTGCTGCTCATCATAAATTCTTTTAACCTGTTGCTGTTCGTTTAAGAAATTAGCAAAAATTTCGTTACGTTCCGTTTCCCAAATGTTCTGAGCGGAAGCAATATCTAACAAACCTTCATCAACCATCGTTGTAATAACACCTAAACGATCCTGCAAAGCATTGTTAATAATGTTTTTCTGAGTGTCAGTAAAACCTGTAGTTGGTGTAGGAATCCTACCATCAGTAGGTGTAGTCACAGGTGTAGTTACAGGTGTAGTAGTGGTAGTGGTAGTGGGAGTGGTTGTAGTAGTTTCAGTAGTTGTAGTTGCAGGTGTGGTAGTCGTAGGCGTTCCTTCACCACCAGCGATCATATTATTCCAATCATCAGTACCTACAACGCTCAAAAACTGATCTAAAGCATCCTGACTGACACCCTGATCTAAAGCAGCATTATAAGCATCTACCCGCGCTTTTAAAGTTTTACGACCTTCTTCAGTGTTAGGTAAATCACCAGTCAATTTAGAAGCAACCCGCAAGCCTTCCATATTTCCCGGACCTATAGTCGCAGCATTCTTATTAGCAAGATTAGTAGCCAGAACACGCAACCCCTCCATATCTCCGGGACCTATACCGCCTGTAGGACCTGAACGATCCCACTGGGTTCCAGCCATAGCATCCGATATAGCCGCTAAATCTATTTCATAAGGACTAGGAGGTGCCATAGGACCGTCATAAGTAATACCAAAAGGACTCGTAACCGGCGCAGGAGAAATATACCTAGCAGGTGCTACTTGACCAGCAGGAACCTGAGCAAACGACGGAGGAGTAACAGTTTTATTACGTGCCGCAACAGCAGCAGGAACAGCAGGCGCAGTAGACGCAGCAGGTTTAGCACCCCTAGAACCCGTATACCCCGCACCTGCTACAGCAGCAGCCGCAGGAGCCATCATTTTTGCTTTCATAGCAAACGCCCGCGGATCAGCAGCACGCTCCCTTTCCAAAGCCCTCAAATAATCATCAACAGCACTCATTAATTTAACGCCTCCCGAATCCTCGCAGCCGTCTCAGCCCGCGCAGTATTAGCAGCCAACGAATCCTCATAACGAGAACCAAAATAATCACCATAAGCACCCATACGCTCCATAGCAATATTCATCAAAGCATCATCCAACATAGCGCTACGCTCCGCCATCTGACGGTTGTACGCAGCAGCAGCCTCAGCCATACCAAGATTCTTAACACCAGAAGTTTCCATACCACGCTGCGCATAATTAGTTAAAAGTCTAGGAACCTGCTTCTTATAAGCCTTACCAAAATCATACCTATCAGTCTCATAACCACGATTAGCGCGTTTAGAAGAACGCGACAAACCAGCCAACGTCGTAGACAGACGCTGCTCAGGAGTCACACCATAAGGATTAGACACATCATATTTACCGAAAGGATCATAAGCCATAATTATCTACTTTGTTTAATACCCGGATATCTTCTGCGTACAGCAGCCCTCACCCTCGCTTTTTGACGAGGAGAACCATACTGAGAGACACGCGCTAAAGCATTCCTAGCGTGAAACCGATCATTAATCGGATACTTACGCTGTCTCGGCAAAGCGAAATCCCCCCGTGGAAGGTTCCTTCTCTGAGAGGCGGACAAACGAGCCATCTAGTTAAACACCTGACCCGCAATGACAAGAGTGGCAGTCTCTACAACAACATTGAGAGTAACAGCACCGCTGCTGCCACCGCCGCTCAGAGCAGTACCAG